TCAGAAAAATTTCCGTCCTTACCAGTTGTACCAGTTATAGCTCCAGTATCATTTGCCAATGCTCTTGCTAATTCAAACTGTGCATATTTAATATTCTGAGGAATAGTAGAACAAGCAAGTTCCACTCCATCAACCTGATAATTATTTCTTGGAAACTTTAATGCCTGACCAGAATCACATCTATCTCCGTAAAATACAAATCCATCAATCCATCTAGTAGCTGATATTAATGATCTGTTTTTCTGATCGTCTGTTTTATTTGTCCAAGTCGAAGAATCTGGAACGGTTTCAAAATAACTATTAGCTTCAGTCAATGTGACATAGCTATTAGCATTTGCTCCTTTTATTGTTGCGTCTATGGTAGCTGCCACGATTAATAA